GTGTCGTCCGCGACTTCGCCCCTGCCCACTCCGTTATACAGTCCAATCACTGCGCCTGCGCCATCTCTATAACCATCTGCTGTCTCTTGACGATTATCATATGTAATACGCAGTCCAGTAGAATTTAAGAAGTTTGTATCTTGTGGGAGTGAATCGTGACTGAGGTATGTCCATCGCCCAAGACCATCCATATTTCTCACTTTTACATTGACATTTTTAATAATCTCATATATTAACTGTTGCCAAACTTCTGTGCCGCGGCGCAATTCGGCATCAGTGACAACAGAATATTCGCCAAACATCATAAGTCCAGCTGGGTGTAAAACTTTCTTGACAATCTTGCGCCACTCATCAATATATCTTCCAACCTTTATAACATATGAATAATCTTGCCACAAATAACTATCAGTAATTCTATTATCGGCGGACGCAAACGATCTTTGGTCTCTAAAATCTCCAGACGTAACACATAGCGGACCGATGACTGCATTGACTATAGCCTGACCATCGCCAATTCCAGTGAGATCAAATGTGGGGGCAGTATCGTAACCGATGCCAAAACCATCTAGGGAACTGTTAAGATGTGCATCATTTATTCGGATCTTATCTATCGCGCCAATATTTTTTCCATGACCGATGAATTGTGACCCAGTACCCATAGAATCATATCCTAAAGTTTCTGTCTGCACATATCCATATGGTGCTCTAAAATATCCATAACCGCCAGTGACCAACTCTGTGCTGGTTATATCAGAACGCAATTTGGCAGTCCACTTAACACGTAAGGCCCTCCCGTCTGGTAATTGATAATTAGAATATACACTGGTAACAGAGTCATAAATTCTCAAAGATATTTTATTTCTATTTGACGCAGGGGCATCGGTATCATATATGATATATTCCAAATTGTCAGAAAGAGTTGCATACGCCGTTATTTTTACTGTATCATTTTCGGCAAGTGCGGGAGAGAACGTAATAGTTGTTCCACTGGTTGCAGTAAATCCGCTGATGGCTTTTACGCCATTTATTTTTATTGTAATAACTTGATCGGGATCGTAGTCAATATAATGTGTTGTCTGCGAATCGGTTGCAATAAAATTATCTACAAATGGAAGCGATTGTCTGACATATTCAACACTCGGAACTGGATTCACATATATTGGTGACAGCGCCCCACCAGATTTGGGGTTTTCAGTTCCGTCATCGGTTATCAATGTATCGGATCCAGACACGTATTCCTCGTATCTGCGACCAGAAGTAAATCTGAGACTACCGAAAAATCCAACAGTATGATTGCCGACACCAAAGTTTGCAGAGTAACCTTGGCGGCCGCCCAAATAAACCGATGTACCAGAAACATATTCTAACAAATTCTCATTTACTGTATCTACTCTTTTTTCATTGAGGTATAAACTCGTTTCTCCATTACTGAAATATATTGCAATATGATTCCATTCACCAAACGAAAGAACGGGAGATACAAGATGGTTAGCATGTCGCCCTGTTGCAGATCCACCGCTAGGCGTTCCATCAGATTTAGATAGTTTTATCGTACCATCTGGATGTTGTGTTAAAAGAGTTTTTTGCGCTCCACCAAGTAATTCGTTGAATGATAGTAATCCAGATTCAATATCCCCAAGAGTCGTTATGGCAGTTGATTTTCTGAAATACCAGAAATCAATAGTCAGTTCATCATTTGTTAAATGCTCCGCAAACTGTTTATCTATATCATCAGTTCTTAAATAGCCATGATTAGTGTATAGGGCGATATTGCCGACTTGATCCAACTTGGAAGTAAATCCATCCTTAATCCACTGCTCCGATAACTGATCGCCGGGAATTACCAATCTATCACCGACATTATAATTTATTCCACCATTACCACCCGAAACTGTTACAGTACAAGTTGTAGTTAAAGAGATATCGATGTCAAAAAGGGCACCTATACCTACGCGATTTTGGGGTTTTACTTCAGTCACCTGATCTGCATTAAGAGCTGTGCCGACAACGCTTGATATACCAGTAATTCCGCCCGAGGCGTCTACATCAGATACAACAAATGTTAAGTCATTGGCAGATGTTCCACCAAAGGCTGTACCTAATATTGTCAAAGTTTCACCAACAATATAGTTCCTACCACGGTCTGTTCTTGAAGGTAGTCTGACATCATATGTTGTGCCACTCTGCACAACATTTACTTGTGCATCAAATCCAGACCCCCCCGATAAAGTTGCCCCGTAAACTGTCTTAACTACATCTGGTAAGACATAACCACTTTGTATAGTAAACGTGTCAATAACACCACCGACAGCAATACCACTTGTCGTAAACAATATAATTCTGCCTTCGTCGTCAACGGAGTCCACCGTTATGAATAGTGTGTTTGATGCATCAGTACCGCCCAAATCGCTGCCAAGAATTTTAAACACATCTCCGACTGCATAACCTGTTGTTGGTGATAAGGTAGAACCATCCAAATCGCTCAGTAAAACGGCCTGTTTGTGGGTGTATGGTATTTGTGTATCGACATCCCATACGGCACCCGTACCATTTTTTGTGGCGACAGTGTATCCAGTGGAATTTATGTCAGTATATACGCCACCACCAGAAACACCAGTAACACTGACAAAAATGTCGTTTACCCCATCTACTCCAAGCGCGCCAAGATCTCTGCCTCTAATTTTTACAGCATCGCCAATTACATATAATTGTGATGCGGTATTAGAGTTTGATGTAACACTTAGCGTGTTGTCAGTTTTGTTCCATGCAATATCAAATAATAATCCAAATCCCCTCCCGCCCTCTAATCGTGCTGGTTGTTTTTGTAAATTTACTGTGAGTGGAAAGATAGATTGCGAATTTGCTGGTAAAGATAGTGTGTCGTTCTCTCCGGCCGATGTTATTGATATATTAGTAATTGCGCCATCGGCATCTACGGATGAAACTGTAAATTTCAAATCTGCACGATATCTAGTTTCTGTCACAGAATTGTGATTTAAATTTATAAGTTCTGGTGTCGGATTTGATACCGACATGTCCGAACTGCTATATCTAAGTGACGTAACACTACCTTTTTGAGCTTGGTTTGTATAATAACCCCAATAAGGAGTGCCATCTTTTAAAAGTTTTCTGGTCGGATCATAAAAATTCTCAAACCCATGCAGATAAAACACATCGTCCTCAAGAAAATCTACATTTTCTATTGACACTAAAGTATTCAAGGCGTTACTCGGATATGGAAGCGGAGTCGTTCCATTCGGATCTTGTTTATTGTCATCGTCCATTGTTGCAAGATCAATTTCAAATATCGTTTCTGGATATTCGCCTGCATGTGGATTTTGCACGAAAACGACTTCATAATTCTCTTCTTCGCCACGGATATCTGCAACGGTAGCCACGGCACCAGAACCGCCGAGTCCATCTGCATTAAATTCAATCTGTTCCCCGATGACGTATCCATCACCACCAGACACGATTTCTAAATTGTCTATAGAACCTATAGTCGTGTGGTGGATATATGCTGCAAATCCTTGTCCACTACCACTACCATTTGTGGCAAAATAATTTTGCAGGGCGACATTTCTTGGATAATTGGTTCCTGCATTAATAATATCAAATCCGACTACACAATTATAAAGTTCTTCAGAATAACTTGTGCCATCCTGTTGCTCTACTGTTATATTCTCTTTAGGCAAAAACTCACCTACTATATTAGTAATATAATATTCTCTGAAAGCGGTCGAATTCAACATGTTGTCTTCAAAACTCTGCACAGTAGCAGTGGCATAAGAGGTCTGACCTGTTATACGATAAGGACTTTCGATTGGTACACTTGTCGGACTGTTCTGCACATACGGTTTTGTTCTAACGCTGGTGGTGGTGTCCCATTCGTTGTCGCTCAATTTAAATGTATAATTTTTTGGGTAGTAAAATTCTATGGGTTCGTTAAACAAGGCCCGAAATAAAAACCTATACGAATCTTCAGAACCTTTAGATTGATAAAAGTCTTTCATATATTTCAGAAAATTTGCCTGATTTGTATAGCTACCTTTTTTTAATTTTGATTCAGAAGCGATCTGAGCAATGGCCACATCGCTAGTATCCACTCCAACCGCAGGCGCAATTGTTGCGAGTCGAAATCTTACCTTGATAAGATCATTAATACTATAAATGTCTGGATTGCCGATACTGTCTACAAATTTAAGTTTATTTCCCGAAAGAGTATAATCAATATTTTCTGTCAATTCTACATAATCACCCAAATCGCCTAGTGGGTCTTTCGCAGGCGATGTCAAAAATTCCGAAATGTCAGCGGCGGTAGTAAAACCGCCCCGCGCAAAACCGTTAGAATTAATGAAAACTCTGATATTTGTTACAACCGTATCATAGTCACCACCAAAATAATAAAACGGATTAAAATAGTCCATATCAAAAACAGAGGAGACTCCATCCGTCAACCAATGTTGATCGGAAATACTTTCGACGGTGGCCCCGGCATCACCCTCTTTATTTCTGTTTTGATTTCTTTCTGTTGCCGTTTCGGCATTGGATTTTATTCTTACGATAGTAGGCCATACTGAGGCCATTTCATCCTTAAACATGGAAGTAAAAATATCAATAGTCGTATCAATATCTGCAAAACTCTCAAGTTTTGATGCCCTTTCCGAGGGATTCGATTCTTCAGACATCCATTCATAATACAATTCTAAAAATCGGACAAATATTTTATAATCTTCATCAGATGAAATATATTGTGGTAGTTGAGTTTTTATTTGATTTGCGATATTCGATATATTACTTTTTTGCATTTTTAGTATCCACTACCCGATCCTACGTTAGTGCCATAAACTCTCGTAACAGATGCCGTGGGTGTGACACTATCAGAGATTGAACCTCGTATTGTTAAAACTTGTTTCGACAGATCTTGATACCTGAACTCTCTGTGTTGAAATTTCATAATTTTCATTAAATTCGTCTGTGTCTGGTAGCATGGTAATCTCTAGTTCGTCGAGATCTAAATAAATTATTTGATTTCTGACAGGGAAGATATCATTTGATGCGGGATCAGCCACAACGCCTATTGAGTCCCCCTGTAGTACGCTTGTAATTGCGACACCGGATATTACTATCGTTCCGGTTGTGTAGTTTATAGTGCCTCCCAGCGTTGCGCTATATACCTTTGTGTTGTTTCCGGTGACTGTGTAAAATCTGATACTACCAAGACTGTTATCATCGAGATAGTAAATCTCTGATGAACCGGCAACATTAAATCCATTAGAATACACGCTGCCTGGTTGTAGTGCATTGCTAAAGTTAAATGTGTACTCGGCCACAGTGTTATATGTGACAGACTGTTCGTTGATAAGAGACATGGTAGTTAAGTTATTTGTTATCGAGGTGTCCGTTTCATCAATTGTGGCCAATAATTGTGAATATCTAAAATAGCTATTAAAATCGTTTAGAAATTTTCTGTTGTATTCTATAACCGAATTTCTAACTGCCAGTTTTAACTCGCTCTCTTCTATTAGCGTTGACTCATCGTCATATTTCACTTGGATAGTTAATTTTAGGCGTAAAAATTCAGGATCCATGATAACTGGTTTCAGAGACACTACCGAATAATTCCTCATCAGTTTGGTAATAATGTCGTCTTTTTCAGACGAAGACAAATACAATCCCTTGCTAGGTTTGATCGACATAAAAATTCTGCCATATTGTGGTGGATCGTTATCTTCGCCACCCCACACATTCATAGATTCTGCTTGTGGGAAAATTTTAGGAATAATTGTCATATAGTCGCGCACCGTGACGGCTCGATTTTGTCCCTCAAAAGTTCTTGGTGCGTAAAATCTAATTGAGTCTGTTGTTTCTCTGTCTGCACCACCGAAAGTTCTACCTATAATAGTTAGATTGTCCGGCGCGGCTGCCTCAGTAGAAAGTTTCAGACCAGCGACACCGGTCTTTCCAAGCAGATTCATACTACCCGTCAACCCATTTACTACTGCACCATCGGTGATCAGGTATGTCAACGAAACAACATTGCCCGTTATTAACTCTTTTCCGAGCACACCGTCACCAAACACCACTTCATATTTTTCTTCATGAGATTCTTGCAAGAAATATGTTCTCGATATGTCAGACAATTTCATGGTGTCAGTATTGAGTTTAAATTCTTCGAAATAAGAACTTTCACGATTTTCACGAATCAATACTCTTAACGAGGTTGTATCAACATTCGAATTTGACATAAAAAATTTCTGGTTGGGGTCTGTCGTGTCTACTACATAATTTTCGACAACCTCGACACCCTGCACGACCACAAGATCAAAAATTTCATACACATGTTTATATGTGCCATCGCCCAAATCTTCGACTCTTTGTCTGTCAACAATTCTGGTTATATCCGGAACAAATCTATAGTCAATTCCCAAATCAGAAAATTTGAATACGAAATCTCTATTAATTTTAAGAACAGATAATTCCGTATTACTCCTGCCCGTACTGTTTGTTATTTCAAAGGTTGCCGAAATTGTCGCCCTTGCAGATCGTGCAGATGTTGGTAGATATCCAAGCAGTTTCGCCTTAGATGCAACATTGTTTCTCATCCGCGCCGTGTCTAAAAACATTTCATTTGCAATCATGTTAAGATAGAACGAATTGTAGTATGTGTTATATGCCAAGAGATCGGTCAAACTACTAAGAGCAGATCCCTCGAAACTGTAGTCACTGAAGGTTTCGTCCGCGGCCATATAGTTGGTAATAGAATTTTTAATAGAATTAAAATCTAATTCTGATATGTTAATATTTTTTGCCATCTATCTTACTCTTTTAAGTTTTAAGTTGTATGTTATCGCCTCAGGCATTGGAATTACCTTATATAAAATTTGAATATTTACTTCGTTTCTATCTACAGAACTTGCAGTTGCTTTACCACCAACCACCCTCCGCAACTTCTGCTCTCTTAAAGACATGGAGTCTTTGTCTGGCGTTAGACTCACACCCAAAACCAAAATTCTTGGTTCATAATTATTCAATGCCGCTTTGATTCTCTCAGTTATATTTATTTCCAATGCGCTGGTGCCAGCTCCGAAAAATGGAATTTGTTCAAACAAAGAATGGTAAATATTTCCGCCAAACGAAGGGTCGAAAGGCCTTTCACCTTTGTTGGTCAAAATAATATTTGCGATACTTTGTTCGATAACAGGAAATCGAGATCTTCTTGTATTATCAATTAATGTTCTGATATCAGTTTTTTTACCAATAAGTTGCCTCTTGGTAAATTTAAAATCAAAATCTTTATGAGTAATTGCGTGATCGGTCATTTTAATTTCCTATGGGTTTAAATCTATTCGGGGTGCCTTTATAGTAGTGTTGCCACCACTCTTAGTATCAAGGGACTTTCCAATGTCTGCATTCACTGCACCCGATATTTTAATATTAACATCTTTATCGACAACAATATTTAGTGTACCACGCACATATATGTTATCATTACCAAAAACGATCTCATAATTGTCTTTAGTCACTTTCGTAACCATCGAACCATCAGGGTGCATTTCTTGAAATGTACCGGTTCTATGTTCTGTGTTTATTCTTTCACCGCCTGGAGTGTCATCGAATTCCTGAAGGTGTCCACTTTCGGTAAATAAAACTTTATTATACGGATATTCGGCCGCGAATGGGGCTCCAGGCTCTGAAAAC